CAGCAGACATTGGGTTGTAAGTTTACCAAAACAAACAGAGCACAAAAATAAAGATGTCAAATTCACTAAACCGAAAGCTTCGTGGGAAGACAATTAAAATATTTGGACCACCAGGAACAGGTAAAACAGAAAATTTATTGAAACGTGTAAAACGTTATCTCGAAAAAGGTTATTCACCAGATGAAATTTGTTATGTTTCATTTACAAACAAAGCTGTGAATGAGTGTGTGAGTAGAGTTAGAACAAAGTTTAAAGATTATGATGAGGATGCTTTTAAATATTTTAGAACTTTACATAGTTTAGCTAGACAACAATTTGCAGAAATACCTGTGTTAGATCCTAAGGCAGATATGCTTATGTTTCATACACAATACGGAACAGTAAAAATTAATTACAAAGAGGGCCATGATGATGCAAAAGTATATAACAATTGGTCTCTACAAATTTATGACAGAGCTAGAAATATGAAAGTTGATCCTGTGTCATTGTATAAACAACAATCTAGAAAGTCCGTAAGGTTACAACAATTCAAATCAATTATCGCAGGATACGAAGAATTTAAAACTATGGAAACTCCTACAGGACAACGGACACCGGATAGATTAGACTTCACTGATATGGTTGAGAGATATGTTACAGACGGTTTAGTAATACCGTTTAAAGTATTAATGGTAGATGAAGCTCAAGATCTCACGCCTTTGCAATGGGACATGATTGTAAAAATAGCTAAGTCTGTAGATAGAGTTTATATAGCGGGAGATGACGATCAAGCGATTTATGAATGGAATGGAGCTGATGTTAATTTATTTCAAACATTTCCTGGGAGATCATTAGTCTTAAAAAAATCTGTAAGACTGAACAACAATATACATTTTTTTTCTAAATGTTTATTACAAAGTATGGGAGATAATAGAGTTCCAAAAGAATTTTATTCTAATGATAAAGATGGGGCTATTTATAGGTGGACTGGTTTAAAAAAAGTGCCTTGGCATCTCAATGGTAGTTGGATGGTGTTAGCTCGAATCAATGACGTAAAGAGAGAACTCCAACAAGAGGCCCGTAATCTTTCTTTGTATTATCAAGATGTAAAAGGAAATAAGTCTTTTGATCCGAATCAATTTTTAGCAATAGAATATTGGAATAAAGTTTGTGATGGAGGTGCGATAAGTAGAGAGGAAGCCTGCACCATGTATGAATATTTATTAAACATAGATCACGGATACCGGTCAGCGGACAGTAAAAGATGGAGTTTTGCGCATCCAAATCAAGTGTTTACATTTGATGAATTACATTTAAGGTGTGGTATGCGCGATGAAAAAGGCCCCTGGAATCAAGTATTTATGAGAAAATTTAAAGATAGAGATAAAAAATATTTTGAAAAATTAATGAAAGAGGGTGTAGATTTAACAGCTCCACCAAAAATTATAATAGATACGATACATCAAGTAAAAGGTGGCGAAGCAGATAATGTTGTATTAGCTAGTAAATGTAACTTTCCTTCTCATTTTGATAAAAAAAACTTACAAGAAAAAGTAAAAGAACTTCGGGTTTGGTACACGGGTGCCACCAGATCCAAACAAACTTTACATTTGTTAGGCACTTATCATCAATACAATTTTCCATTAGGAAAATACTTTAAAACTTACGAGGCAAATTATGACAAACAAAGATATGTTTGAGAATGCTTTTCCACAGGAGAAGCAAATTGGAGGATCTCATTATAAACATTTTACCATTCAGCCGTACGAATTTATTTCTAAAAATAACCTTTCGTTCTTCCAGGGCAACGTTATTAAATATGTGTGTAGATATTTATTTAAAAATTCTGCAATAGAAGATTTAGAAAAAATAAAACACTATTGTGATTTAGAAATATTAAAGTTAAAAGACACAAAGAAATGACACATCAATTAAATTTTATTTATAATGACTCTGATTGGGTGTGTCCAAACGAATATCCAGATTTATCACAAGCAAAAGAAATAGCCATTGACCTAGAAACTAAAGATCCAAATATAAAAACAAAAGGATCTGGATGGGCTACATTTGATGGACATATTGTTGGTTTCGCTGTAGCTGCATTTGATCAACAGTGGTATTTTCCAATACATCATGATGCTGGTGGTAATATGGATGAGGGTATAACGATTGGTTGGATGCAAGAAGTTTTAAAAACACCAGCTACAAAAGTTTTTCATAACGCAAGTTATGACGTAGGTTGGTTAAAGGTAAATGGTTTTGAAATTAACGGGCCGATTGTAGATACAATGATCGCAGCTGCATTAGTTAATGAAAATAGATTTAGTTTTAGTTTAAATGCCTGTGCAAAAGATTATTTAGGCGAGATTAAAAATGAAACGTTTTTGAATGAAAAAGCAAAAGAGTGGGGGATTGATGCAAAAGCTGACCTCTGGAGGCTGCCTGCGGGCTACGTAGGCTTCTATGCTGAGCAAGATGCAGGTCTTACCTTACGACTTTGGCAACATTTTAAAACAGAGATTTCTAAACAAAGTTTACATGATGTTTGGGAAATGGAGATGGAGCTCCTACCTATTTTAATTGATACAAGAATGCGAGGTATAAGAGTTGATGAAGAAAAAGCTGCAACTTTAAAAAAAGAATTTAAGAAAAAAGAATCAATTGTATTAGGTAAAATAAAAAAAGAAACTACATTAGACGTAGACATTTGGGCAGCAAGATCTGTAGCTCAAGTATTTGATAGGATAGGTGTGGATTACCCACGGACACCGAAAAGCGATGAGCCAAGCTTTACACAAAATTGGTTAGTAAATTGTAATAACCCGATAGCGCAACTAATAAGAGAAGCAAGAGAAATAAATAAATTCCATTCAACATTTATAGACTCCATTCAACGTTATGTGCATAAAGGTAGAATACATTCAGAAATAAATCAACTAAGAAGTGATCAAGGTGGAACTGTTTCTGGTAGACTTTCATATTCTAATCCTAACTTACAGCAGATACCTGCACGTAATAAAGAATATGGAGATAAAATTAGAAGTTTATTTTTACCTGAGGAAGGTAAACAATGGGGTTCGTTTGATTATAGCCAACAGGAGCCTAGATTAGTAGCCCACTATGCTGCTAGTGTAGATAATAGTTTTACAGGAGTTGATGAGTTTATTGAAGCATATAAAAATGAAGCTGCTGATTTTCACCAAATAGTTGCAGATATGGCAGGAATAAGTAGGACAAACGCTAAAACAATTAATCTTGGATTATTTTATGGTATGGGAAAAGCAAAATTAGCAAAGGAACTAGGAATTTCAAAAGATGCAGCTGATAATCTTTTGGTTAAATATCACTCAAGAGTGCCTTTTGTAAAAAAATTAGCTGAAGCTGTTACTAACTCTGCATCAAAATATGGTTTTATTCGAACTGTAGGTGGTCGTAAATGCCGATTTGATATGTGGGAGCCTGCTACATTCGGAATGAACAAAGCAATGCAATACGAGGAGGCTAAGGCGATTTATGGAAATAACATAAGAAGGGCCTTTACTTACAAGGCTTTAAATAGGTTAATACAGGGTTCTGCAGCTGATCAAACAAAACAAGCTATGATTGATTGTTACAAACAAGGGTATCAACCCTTATTACAAATACATGACGAATTATGCTTTTCAATAAATGAAGAAAGTGATATCGTTGGAGTAAAGGAGGTAATGGAAAATGCTATTGAAAATCTTAAAGTTCCTTTCAAAGTTGATGTGGCCATCGGTAAGAGTTGGGGCGAGGCGAAAGAATAGAAACCCAAAAGTTATTAATGGTTATTATTTTGATGGAAAGAAACAAATCATTCTTTATCAGAAGGAACGTTGGTAGTATCTTCTTCATTCTTTTCTTCTTCTAATTCCTTCTCAGTTTGCTCTTTTAGTTTTTTGAGCTCTTTATAATAGTTAGGGTGTTTCCATTCAAACATGATTATTTCCTTTTTTATTTCTATTATAACATGAGCACTTTTTTAAAATCGTTTATTATTCAACAAAGTAATTAAACAAAAAAAATAATTATTGATTACCAATATGTATAACTTTAATAAAATGTTTTTTTGGAAAATTTAGAGCGAGGGAAGCTTAGGGAAAAAATCTATTTTTTTACCAGCTTTAGCTGGCTATGTCTAAAAGACCTTCTTTTGCGTCTTCCACACTTTGATCATTAATCTTAACTTTAAGATCTTTGATCTTGATATCGATCCACTTCATGTCAGGTGTTACTCTGCCCTGTTCCAACGCTGTGCTGGCCCATTTGGACTCCAACTGAAGTTTCTCCGAGATTAACTTTTGTAGTTGCATCTCTGTCTACCTCCTCAAATGTTATGTAGGTTCGGCTGCCATAAAAACTTTCATCCTGACCTACAATTTCTCCTGAGCTTACGCCATTTGCAAACGCCTCAAGAGCAGCTGTATCGTTCTCTGCCTCAAGCATCTTATCAAAATATATATTCTTACATCTTGCTTGGACGCGATATAACTTCATGTATTATTATATACCATAATAAGTGCACATTGCAACTATGTGGCTATTTTGGGCTTTTTTAGTGGGACTTTATCTTTTGGAACTTCGATAGCTTTACACTCAAATCTGACAGCAATTCTGTTATTTTCTATGTAATCCCTACTCCATTCTTCAGTTTGTTCTAGTGCTCTAAACGTATCGTAAGCTACTCTATACCCGTATTCAACGCATGCGGAATGGGTTTTGAATTGATATCCAGGAATGGCACTTGATGGACATTGACCACTCAATTGGCTACACATGTATAAAACTATTATAAATTTAGTCATTTCCTATATTATCCTATAACATTTTTTCCTTGCATATCCCATGAAAATGTTTATATAAGATTCATGTTTTTACAAATACTAACAAAGAGGTTATCATGAAAACAGATAAAACAACAGGGGCTGAGTCATCAGCTGCAGAAGTAGAGCCGCTGGTTTTAAAACCAGAGTGGATGATCGACCACCCTAAAGAAGTTGAAAAACTTCACAGTTTTACTGTGACTTTTAATGAGAATACAAAACGGATAGACCTAACAGTTAATGGAGAAGAGTATAGATCCATGAACGTTAGAGACAAATTATCTGGTATGCGTAAGTATCATGAAGCCATAGATAAAATTGTTAAACTATTCAGTGATTGGGGTTTCTATGAAAACCAAAATTAACTGTGACTCACAAGTGTTCGTTAAGTGGGTTGAGAAGGTTGAGAAAATACTCAACAATATTCCGATAGTATCGAACAACGGACACATGCCACTTGAATATGACGATGAAGAATTTCAAAGAGGTATGAAAGACCTTCAACAGTGCGCAATGCGATTTGATGATATACCGATATATCCAATCAACGAAGCAATCGCAAGAAGACTGATTGAAGACCAACTACAGGGGGCAAATGACAGACCTGATTGTTAAAATGTTTGTGTTGTTCCTATTACTAACCATACCACCAAAAATACTTTTAATTATTATTGGTGGAATAACTTATCTTGTAATTAACTAATAAGGAGGAAAAGATGACAAGAGCAGTAAATAATAAATTTTTTGAAACTAGGGATTACTCTATGTTCAAAAAAATCCGAGGCAATAGACCTGTGGATGAATCACACGTGAAGCAATTAAAAAAATTAATTGCAGAAAAAGATCTTATGGATCCCATACGTGTAAATGCAAATAAAGAAGTGGTGGATGGTCAACATACATTACAAGCAAGAAAGGAATTAGGATTACCTGTTCCTTATATCATTATCAATTCAGATGATCCGCTTGATGTAGCTAGACTTAACCAAGGCAGAAAGAATTGGTCAATGGACCATTACTTAGGCCATCATTGTGCAAGAGGTAAAATGGATTACAAAATTTGTAAATCCAAAATGCAACAATTTGGTTTGCCAGTATCAGAAACAATGATTCTGTTACTCAAGATCACTTCTAGATGGAGATTGATTACAGAACAATTCAAACAAGGTGATTTTAAAATACCTGTTGGAGGAATACAAAACTGTGATCGTATTGGTAATCAGTTAATGTATCTTAAAAAGTATCTTGTTGGTATGGATAATACTAGCAGAAGGATAAAAAGACAGATCTTAACTGCATATATCATTGCAGATAGACACCCAAAGTTTAGTTTTGATAGGTTTAAAACTGCCATAAAGACTAAATCTGCTTGGCTAATGTCTGGAACTTCAGCACGTGATTATGTGCAAATCTTCCAAAAAATCTATAATTCTGGATTGGTTCCGAAAAAAAGAATAAATCTACTTGATTTCTTTGATACCAGAGAATATACCGAAGTAGAAGAATAGGAGAGGTAATGGACATCACTAAATGGAAGTCTTGTGCGGTTGATATAGAATCATATACACTGATAAGAGCAATGGGGAAGCAAGGGTTTAGAAGACCTGGCTCTATGATTGCAAAATTAGTTGATGACGAAATAAAAAAGATAGCTAAAAAAGAGGGGAAAAGCTATCAGAAGATGAAAGAGAATTTACTAGCAGAAGGCAACAAACTTCTCAATGGTAAATAAACCCTAGGTATGGCCCTGGGAGACTAGGGCCATTTATTATGCTTACATTACAAGAAACAAAAATATTCATAAAAAATTTTGCAGACCACCAGCCATTAAATAAAAAATTAAAAAAAGAAATTTTAGAAGCTAGAAAATCAAATTTACTTGCCATGCCACATTCTAATGAGAACTGTTGGCGGAGTGTATATAAATACAAGTGTGAAGAAGAACTCTT